TTATCAGGTCGAATAGAATGTATTTTGGTGATTTCCATCGTCGCTTCATGGAGAGTAGGATTAGAGGAGAACATAGTGTTGGAATAAATGTTTATTCTTCTGAATGGGATTTGTTGGCACGGAAACATTTGGTTTTCGGCGAAAATAATATTGTAGCTGGAGATTTTAAGAGTTTCGATGCTAGCCAATCTGCACAAATACTGAAATCCATTGGAGAACATATCATTGATTCATTTGCGGATCGTGAGTACGATAATATCCGTAGGTTATTGTGGATGAATGTTTATGATTCTTATCATATTTTTGGTAAAGATATTTTGAGATGGCTTCAGAGTTTACCTTCTGGTGATCCTGGAACCACCAATATAAATTGTCTTTTTGTTGGTACTATAATGAGAATGTGTTTTGTTCACTTGAATGATGATAATCTTTCTTCATTGAGAGATTTCACCAATCACGTGAAATTGACTGCTAATGGTGATGATCATTTGTTGTCTGTTTCAAACGCCTTTAAATCGGTGTTTAATCAACATACGATCACAAGAGCTATGGAGCACTTTGGACTCACTTATACTTCTGAAAATAAAGAAAGTGATCCACCACCAACGAGGAATATTACAGAAGTCGAATTTTTAAAGAGGAGATTTAGGTATGAACCTGCATATGGTAGGTACTGTGCACCATTACGTTTAGAAACAATTTTGGAGATGCCGTATTGGTCAAAGAAGCAATTCTACGATACGATATGGCGTGATAACTTGGAGAATGCTGTGCGAGAATTAGCACTCCATGAACCCGAAGTTTTTGAACAATGGGTTAAGAAGATGTGCGATGCAAGCTATCGTCTTACTCAATATACGCCTGAGATTGTTAACAGGCGTTCTCTTTTAAATGAAATAGTTAAGAAAGAGATAAAATACAAAGCAGAAATGAACGATTTAGTTTATGCTTTACAAAATAAAAATGCTTCCTTTCGAACTGGTTGGGATGAGACAAAAATTCTGAGTAAAATAATTGTCCCGAATACTGCACTGGAAGTGAAATCCGTGGGCGAAAAACGCACCTTACCGACCAAGATCGGGTTCTCGAAAGGGATATATCTAGGTCAAACTCAGTGCGGAGAGACAGATCGAACCATCTACTCTCTAAGAAATAGGTTTGCTAATAATAATGATAATAATTTGATGAAGACTGAATTGAACCAGGAGAATGAAATGGCTGGAACAACTCAGATTTTAAATGAAGCTGGTGTTAAAACTGTGAGTCGTGATCACTTGAGTGATATACCTGGGGGGCTTTTAAAAGCAACCCAGATTGGTTATGATCAATCAAGTGTTTACGATTTCTTCAAGAAGCCTGTTCGTTTGTCAACTTTCGAGTGGACATCACAGGCAGCAGGCGCTACACTTTACAACGCTTCGCTCCCGCAGGACGTTTTTTCGAACCCCGTTTATCGTGATAAGCTTCGCGGCTTTTATGGTTTTAGGGGAACGATGGTTATTCGCGTTCAGGTTAACGGAACGAAGTTTCAGTCTGGTCGATTGCTTCTCGTCTTTATTCCGCAAGGTAATGTTACGAATACTTATCCCGGAATGAGATTGAGATCATTGAAGGCTGCTACACAGCTTCCTCGTGTTGAATTGGATTTAGGATCGGAAACGGAGATTGTTATGGAGGTACCTTATGTATCTCCTACTCCTTATTACAACCTTGCCACCCAGGAAGGTCCTTATGGAAGAGCTGCTCTTTTAGTTTATGAGCCACTCAAGACAGGGACTGGAGTTGCTGCTGCTGATGTTACAATGTGGATACATTTTAAGGATGTTGACATTGTTACTCCAACTTTCACTGCTGAAATGGCCGATCGCAAGCCAAGGAAGAAGGTGAAAAGTAAAAATCCGTCTGAACAAGAGTTAGGCGTGATGGAACAGGGCTCAATTTCTGGTGGACTTACACATATGTCAAAAGCTGCGTCATCTTTTGCTAAGATACCGCTTCTATCGAACTTGGCAGGACCCGCCAGTTGGGCATTAAATTGCCTGGCTGGGGTAGCCTCAGCGTTCGGTTACTCGAAACCTACGAGTGAAGGAGCTGTTACTAAGGTGTCACAGTCTTTTAACTTCAATTTGCAAAATCATAATGGAGTTGACATTTTTCCCAATATGGGTCTTGATGCTTCGAACAAGATGTCGATTATGCCTGGATTTGCCGGCACCGATGTTGATGAGATGTCCTTGAATCATTTGGTACAGATTCCTGCGTATGTCACACGCTTTACTTGGTCTGATGCGAATAATGCAGACGATGTTTTGCTCAATGTTCAACCATGTCCTGATCTTTATAGGACAAGTGCCGTGTACACGAACTTTTGGACCGGCATTGATATGACTCCTGTTGACTTTTTCTCCCACTATTTTGCTTATTGGAGAGGTTCTTTTGTTGTCACTTTGAAGTTTGTTAAAACTCAGTATCATAGTGGTCGTCTGTTGATAGCTTGGACACCTTCTGGTAATCCTAATTTGGATCAGACTTCGTTTGTTATGCGTGAAATTGTTGATTTGCGTGAAACGTCGGAATTTAGATTCGTTATTCCGTACATTTCTACATCACAATATTTGCGCACTGCTGATTTGGATACCACTAGTGATACTATGGGACGCTTAAAGATTTTCGTTTTAAACGAACTTGTAGCCCCCTCATCTGTTGCAAATTCTGTCGGTGTCATTGTTGAATATTCTGCTGGTCCGGACTTTGAAATGATGTGTCCGAGGTCTTATGTCGATGCGCCTTTGGTTCTTGAGTCGTGGGACGCTCAGATGGGTGACGTTGTTCCTGCTAGCGCTAATTCTAGTCGTCCTGACAAAAATCAGGATTTGGTTGGTATTGGCTCAACGGTTATTGAACAACAATCTCTCGATCCTGCTCTTTATTGTGTAGGTGAGAGATGTAATTCAATTCTTCAATTGTTGAAGAGATATACACGAGTGCGTGCTCTTCAATTTGAATCACCCGTTTACAGTATTGATGTTAGACCATTCACTTTGGGGGCTTGTTTCGCGATTGAACCCCTTGGAAGTCCAACAACACTGACTGGCGACTATATGTCACTTTTCGGGTACTGTTTTGCTTATGTTAGAGGTTCTGTTCGTGTTATGGCAGCATCCAACTCTCTTGAATCACGCTCAAAATCAAACGGTGCTGTTTGTATTTATCCGTCTAAAGATACTATTGTGATTCGAGACGACAATACACTTTTGCTTCATCCTGGTGTTTCACTCAATTTTCAACCAGGTTTTAACGCAATGCCGAGCGGATGTTCTATACCTGCTTATCAGCAGTTACATGCTCGGCTTAATCGAGTCACAACAGGTGGGACTGTGGAACCCATCGATATTTACGGTACCTCTATGAGGTGCTGCATTAATACTTCACATGGAGGCGAACCGTCAATCACATGGCTATATAGAGCTGCTGGTGATGATTTTACTTTCGGATACTTTTTAGGGACACCGTTAGTAACCTCCAATGTTCCACGAACACTATAAACGAAACTATTGAAGAGGAATTTTCAGGTTTAATCTTTATTTAGGTTTTGTTTTATCCCGGTATTGCCTGATTTATAAGATACGCGGGGTGTAGAATTTATTCTATGTTCTCAAGTAAGAGAAACCATACTTTAAAAGGATG